GAATCGTTCTGCAGGTTGATGCGGAAGTTAGGAACGGTCAGCTGATTGTGGATATCAAAAGCGGTAGCAGCCAGCGTGATGTACTTGGTTTCCCAATCGTAAGCAGTGGTCTGCAGACGGCCGGCAACGGCCGTACCGAAGCCGCCGGTCAGGCCGACGAATTGTTGACGGGCCGGACCAGCAGCAGATGGGGAAGCATTTGCGTTGCCACCGATGGTTTGGTTTTCGTCGGGATTCAGGCGATATTCAAGGGTAAACAGAGCCTTCAGGCCGTTGCCCAGATCTTCAACACCCTTGAAACCGATGCGGGAGGTAGACAGGCCACCGGAAATAACTTTGGTGCCGGTCAGGTCGCCGTTACCACGGACTTGAGCGACGCCGACGTCGACGATACCGTAGATGGTGACATTAGTTTGGGCGAAAGCGGCGGTAGAAGCCAGGCCAGCGATGGCCAGAGCGATAATCTTCTTTTGCATCAGAAAATCTCCTTAGTGGTTAGTTTTTAATCCAGCAGTAAAACCGAATTAAGCTTTACCTCTCGGATCGAGAAGTTAGCGTCGATTGTCGCAAAGACGGAAACGCCCTAGCAACCAGTGATTGGCAAGTTGGCAGGCCTAAGGGCAGTTATGTTGTTTTAGCGCAACAGAAATCAGGCAAACAGCCTGGACAGCTCGAGCCCCGGCTCCGGTGCGCGCATGAAGGCTTCGCCGACGAGAAAGGCTTCGACCTTGTTCTTGCGCATCAGGGAAACATCTTCCGGCGCCAGGATGCCGCTTTCGGTGACGACAATCTTGTCGGCCGGGATGCGCGCCAGCAGACCGAGGGTGGTGTCGAGAGTGACGTCGAAGGTACGCAGGTTGCGGTTGTTGATGCCGAGCAGCGGGGTTTTGAGCTGCAGGGCGGCATCGAGCTCTTCGCCGTTGTGCACTTCGACCAGCACAGCCATTCCGTAACCATGCGCCTGGGCTTCAAGGGCCTGCATTTCGGGAAGGGTCAGCGCGGCGGCTATCAGCAGGATGGCGTCGGCGCCCATGGCGCGGGCTTCGGCGACCTGGTAAGCGTCAACCATAAAGTCCTTGCGCAGCACCGGCAGGGCACAGGCGGCACGGGCGACTTGCAGGTATTCCGGACAGCCCTGGAAATATTGGCGGTCGGTGAGGACCGACAGGCAGGCTGCACCGTACTGCTCGTAGCTGCGGGCGATGTCGGCCGGGTGGAAATCCGGGCGAATGACACCTTTGGACGGGCTGGCCTTTTTGATTTCGGCGATGACGCCCGGCTGACCGTGCGCGATCTTGTTGCGAATGGCACCGACGAAATCTCGGGGTGCAGATTGGGCCGCAGCCTCAGCTTCGACGACGGCAAGCGGCTTGGCGGCCAGTGCAGCAGCAATCTCTTCGTGCTTGGTGGCGATAATCTTGTTGAGGATGTCGCTCATTTCGTTGCCAGTCGCTGGGTACATTGGATGAACTGTTCCAGCTTGGCACGTGCCGCGCCGGAGGCGATGGCTTCACGCGCCCTGGCGATGCCGTCGCCGATGCTGTCGGCGCCGTTAGCAACATAAAGTGCCGCGCCGGCGTTCAGGCAGACGATCTCGCGCGCAGCGCCCGGCTTGTTGTCGAGCGCGCCGAGCAGCATGGCTTTCGATTCATCGGCGCTACCGACGCGCAGGTTGCGCAGCGACATCATTTGTAAGCCGAAGTCCTCGGGATGCACCTCGTATTCGGTGACTTCGCCGTCTTTAAGCTCACCGATCAGGGTCGCTGCGCCAAGCGAGATTTCGTCGAGATTGTCCTTTCCATGCACGACCAGCACGCGCTCGGCACCCAGGCGCTGCATGACGCGAACCATGATGCCAACCAGATCGGGATGAAACACGCCCATCAGCGTGTTTGGCGCGCCGGCCGGATTGGTCAGCGGGCCAAGGATGTTGAAGATGGTGCGGACGCCCATTTCACGGCGCACCGGCGCGACGTGCTTCATGGCGCTGTGGTGATTGGGTGCGAACATGAAACCGATGCCGGTTTCCTCGATGCAGGCAGCGACCTGTTCAGGCGACAACATGATGTTGACGCCCAGGGCTTCCAGAACGTCGGCGCTGCCGGAGCTTGAAGAAACGCTGCGCCCGCCGTGCTTGGCAACCTTGGCGCCAGCGGCTGCGGCGACGAAGATGGAGGTCGTGGAGACATTGAAGCTGTGGGCAGCATCACCACCAGTCCCGACGATGTCGACAAAGCGATTGTCGTAGGGCACCTTGACCGGTGTTGCCAACTCGCGCATGACGTTGGCCGCGGCGGCGATTTCGCCGATGGTTTCCTTCTTGACGCGCAGGCCGGTGACGATGGCGGCGATCATGACCGGCGAGACTTCGCCGCCCATGATCTGGCGCATCAGGGAGACCATTTCGTCATGGAAAATTTCGCGGTGTTCGATGACACGCTGGAGGGCGGCTTGCGGGGTCATTTCTTGAATTCGTCCAAAAAGTTCTTGAGCAGGTCGTGACCGCGTTCGGTCAGGATGGATTCGGGATGGAACTGGACGCCTTCGACGGCCAGCGTCTTGTGGCGGACGCCCATGATTTCGCCATCGTCGGTCCACGCGGTGATTTCCAGGCAATCGGGCAGCGACTCGCGTTCGATGGCCAGCGAGTGGTAGCGCGTGCAGGTCAGCGGGTTGGGCAAGCCTTTGAAGACACCAACATCCTTGTGATGCACGGGCGAAACCTTGCCGTGCATCAGTTGCTTGGCGTGCACGATCCTGCCGCCAAAGGCTTCGCCAATGGCCTGATGACCGAGGCAAACGCCGAGCAGCGGGATCTTGCCGGAAAACTCGCGGATCGCTGCCAGCGATATGCCGGCCTGGGCCGGAGCGCAAGGGCCGGGGGAGATCACCAGATATTCGGGATTCAGGCGGGCAATTTCGTCGACGGTTATTGCGTCGTTGCGATAAACCTTCACATCCTGTCCCAATTCACCAAAATATTGGACGATGTTGTAGGTGAAGCTGTCGTAGTTATCGATCATCAGCAGCATGCGCGGCCTAACTCCTTGAATTCAAAAGACCCCGGCGCTTGCTTCTTCGATTTATATCCGGTTGGTTATCCGGTTTCGTTGTCGCTACCCCTTTTTCGGAGGCTGGCGAGGGGTAAATCAGGCGGCCATTATCGCCCGCCAGCTTTCGAGGGGCAAGAAACGAAAAAGGGGCCATTTCTGGCCCCTTGGTCTGGGTGGATCACGGCATCTGAGTTTTTCTTCGATACTTGGGATCACAGGTATTCCCTCCATTTGCCCATACGCAAATCATCTGCGCAGTAAAATTCATCCCGATCACCGGAAGGTTTTCCGTCAGCAATGCGGTTTTCCTCCCCGCGATTTTCGCAAGCCTTAGCACACGCCTCCGCTACTCGCTGCTCAATCTCTGCGGTGTTGGGTGGGGCGGTTTCCACTACCGATAAATCAATGTGACCAATAGACATCATGTCTTTAAATTCTGGGTTTGAATGATCTGTCCAGCAGATGCACATTGAAACTGCAAATCTCCCATTACCTTTGTTTTCCCAGCGATAGTTACCATTTAGGTCAATACCGCAGGCAGCTTGAGCAATTGCATGCGCCAGAGTTTCTTTGTCTGAATAACCATCACGCCAAGGCATAGCAATCAGGTCAAAGTCTCTGCGTGTTGATCCGTGAAGACCAATTGCGTACCCGTGTTCCCTAGCTACTGCTCGAATATCAGCAAGGCGAGACATAAAGAACGCTTGCATCTCGTCGACGGTTTTAGCCTTGAACCAGTCGCCATGCACGTATTCGACCGGCTTCTGCTCACTCGCAACGATGGGAGAGGGGCGGGTGAATAGTGCATCGCCTATCTTCAGACCGTGCTTGCGTACAATTTCTGCAATCGGGTTGCTTCCAATAAAAAGCAACTGCCAGCCACCGCAAATTCTGGCCACCGGCTCCGCTTCATCGCAAGCCTTCTTCAGCGCAAGATACTTATCGCGCCAGTCGTCGCGCTCTTGTTCTATGGTCATGCCGCCTCCCGATGATCATCATTCGCCGGCTGCTGCCCGGCCTGCTTCTGAATCCAGCCCTGCACCGCAGACTGAAGCCAGCCAGACGCATGCTTTCCCAGCTTTATCTGCGCCGGAAACTCGCCGGCCTTGATGCGGCGGTAGATAGTGGCCGCGCTCAAGCCGACAGTTTCCTCCAGCTCTGGCATACGGATGATGCGTTCTTCGCTCACTTTCAGACCCTCCCAATGCGGCGCGCCAGGCGCTGACCGATGATGTCGAATTCCACAGCACAGTCCGCGAATGGAATATCGTCGCCCAGATCGTCAAACGACGGCTTCGGCTTGTTGGTTTGCGTCGGGCGTGCCGGCGCTTGATCGTATTCACTGGCCGGCTGAGAACTTCCGGAGCCGCGACCGCCTCCGGCAAACTCAATCTCTGACACCTTGCCAACCATCTTGACGCCCTCGCTCCCGTCGCGCTTTTTGTAGGTTTCGACATGCGGGTCATTGATCACGGCGTAAATCTGGCCGCCCTTGGTCAAGTGCTGCGCCAACGACTCGGCACGCTTGCCCCACAGCGAAGCCTCGATCCATTGCGACGGCCTGTTGCCGCTCTGGTCTTTCTGGCCGTGGTTGTAGGCCAGAGCCAGCGATGCGACGGGCTCATTGCTGCCGGTGTAGCGAAGTTCGGCGTCACGGCCGAGGCGGAAAATTCCAACGATCTGAGCCATTACGCGGCCTCCTTTTGTTTGTTGTCGGCGTTCTTCATTCGGTCATATGTCTTCTGCAGCTCTTGGCAGGACACCTCGTACAGCACCAGCGGTTGCTTCATCCAGAAATCGCGGTACATGCTCACGAAGGAGCGCAGCACCTTCAATTCTTCGGCGTTGCAGCCCATCTTGCCGGTGCGGTAATAGCGGCCACGAATCGTTCCAAGGACCGGGCCGAGCGTGTTCTTCGCCCAGATCATGGCCGGGCGGCGCTGGTCGCTTGTGCTTCCGGCGAGAATCAAGACGCCCTGCATGTCAGCTATTGTGTCGAAATGCTCAAACCCGGCATATCCTAGGGCGAAGGCTTCGACGGCCATCCGCTCGCGGGTTTCGAGCCGGTCATTGCACAGGCCGCGCATGACCAGCATCGGGGCGGACTTGAGGCCGGGGGTTCGGCGCTTTCTCATGATGCACCCGTCGAGCCAAAGCCACCGGATCCACGCTCAGTCTTAGCCGAGAACTCAGCCACAACCCTGAACGCCGGCCGAATTACCGGCACAAACATCATCTGCGCGATCCGCTCTCCGGGCTCAATGTGGATCGGATTCCCGCCTTGGCGATGGTTGGCCGTGTTCATGTGGCCGCTGGTCGGGCGTGCCCAGGCGCAGATCATCACTTCGCCCTGGTAATCCTCGTCGATCAGGCCAACGACGTTCCCGAGAACCAAGCCTTCCTTGCTGCCGCGCCCAGACCGGGGAATTACGACGGCCGCAATGTTGGTCAAGTTCGACCCGTAGGCCATGTTCAGGCGGATTCCGGTCGGAATCATTACCTGCTCACTCGGCAGGATAGAGATAGCCGTGTCGATCATCGCCCGAAGGTCGAACGCTGCGGCTCCATCGGTTGAATACTGCGGGCCTTCGGAGCCGTATGCTTTCGCGGCGGCTTCGGTGGTGTAGATTAGTTCGATCATTGTTGTCTCGCTTTCAGCATTGCGTCGGCCATCCTGTAGGAAACTCCTGCAACATGGTCTATGTCGTCCTTGCCCCATCCCGCGTTTGGGTCTGTCATATAGGCTTGCATCGACTTCGCTGCGAAGTAGTCGCGCAACGTCATTCCGCCTTCGCCAACATCAAGACCGGACACAAATCCCTTTTCTGGATGATCAATATCGAGCGTTTGCGACTGAGGAAACGCCGGCCCTCCTGTGTCCTTGCTCATGCTGTTTCACCTGCGAGAATGGATGCGGCCTTGTGAATTCTGGCGTTGAACCAACGGCGGATGCAGTAGCTGCGGACCAGAGAAATGATGGTGTAGATCGCCCCAAGCAGAACGTTGTCGGCGGCGCTAATCGCCCATCCGAAATGCGGGAAAATAAGTGCGTTTGCCGTGAAGTTGATAGCGAAGCCGATCAGGATGTTGATGACGGCTTCAACGAATGATCCGAGTCGTGATTGGCTCATTGCTCAACTCCCTCAAGCGTCCGCGCATCAACCCCGAACGCCTTTGCAACCGCGTCAGCGTCGAACGTAGAAGCAGGCGGCACCATCCACGCAATGCTGTCGCAGGCGCTAGAGCCGGACTCGCGCTCATGGCCCAGCGTGCAATCGCCCGATGGGCCTGCCTCGAATCGATGACAGTTTCCCAATGACGGGCAGGGCGTTGGATTCTCTAACAGGCTAAATTTGATCATTGGTTAATCCCTTGTTCGTGTGAAATGTGGCACTGCCACGCCTGCGTAAGATGGCCGGTGTGCGGTGACAGGAATACCGAACTAGCCCGCACCCAGCCGGCCCGTTCCAAAACCCGCGCCATCCGGTGGTTGTCCGCCCGAGTGCTGCACACCGCGAAGCGAATTCCGGCCTCAGCCAGCGTCCGCATCTGGTGTGCCTTGAGCGCGTGACCGTGGCCCTGCCCCTGGTATTTCTGGAATACCTTGAATCGGTAGCACATGGCCACGGCGCGGTTGGTCGGCATGGTTGAATAGCTGTATTCGCCGTGTTCGGTGTGGATGGTGGCGGCTGGCATGGCTAGGCGGCTTTCTGTTCGGAAAGAAGGCCGGCCGCTATAACCTGTTCGCGAGAAACCTTTCTCGGGTTCTCAATTGTCCAGAAGCACGGCGGTTCGTTCTCTTGAAGCCAGTCACCAATCAGCACCTCAAGCGCGGCGCGTTTCTCCTTGCCTAACCCAGACAGCCAATCCCCCGCGCATTCGCCCGCATGTTCGTCGGCTCGCTGCTGGGAATTTTCAAGCACATCATCTGCATCAATGAAAGCGTGCGCCGTTACGCCCTTGTTTTCCCCGACCCAGATTTCGTTCAGGTGCGGGTCACTTGCGAATACTTCGGCGGCTGCCGCCTCCGGCGTGTCGAATTGCCCGTGGTAGCACTCTTCGTCGTAGCTATAGCTGTAGTCCATGATTAAGCTGCCTCCTTAATCTGCCCGGCCGTACCGTTCTCCACCCAGAATCCCTCGATATTCGGCAACAGTTGCGCCGGTAGCGCCTTGAGCGTCCCGAACAAAAGCGCCGTGTCGATTTCGCCGGCTTCGGCCAGGTCATCAAGCCAGTACAGCGCATCCTCGCGGCCCTTCATGTCGAGAACGTCGAAGCGGTCCAAGACAAGCAGCTTGACGCCGGAGATATGCGACACGGCCTCGGCGATCATGGCGTCAGCGCGCCACTGCTCGGACTCGGAGAGCAAGGCGTATGGGCGGCCATGCAGCGCGGCAATGATCTGCATGTCGGGCAGGATTTCAATCCGGTCCCATTCCGCATCGCCTGCCGTGACTGCCAGCCGGTGGTTGATCGGCTCAAGGGCATCGGCCAGCAGTTCAGCCGGAATGCCGTCCGGGGCCAGAGCGTCGGCGATGTCCGTCCATGCCAGAACGTCGGCGTGAAGCTTGGCCACTTGCTTGATCAGTTCAGATCGGCGATCTGCCTTGGCGATGATTTCCGACAGCGTGGCGCATTCCGCGTTTGCGATCTGACGGCGCTCTTTCAGCGCATTAACCTTGGTTTCGGTGGCGCTTGTATCGAAGGATTCAGCCTTTAATTTGTCCAGCGCTTTCAGTTGCGTGGCGGCGATCTGTGCAGCCTCAAGGTTGCGCTTGCTGTTGGTGACCGCGCTCTGCATCAGGCGCAGGGCGTTTTCGTACTCAGGCAGCTTGTCGATCGCTTCTTGATCCGGTTTGGCGTCGTGGCCGATAGGGTCGCCGTGCAACTGGATGAAATCGTAGAGGTGCTTGCTTGCCCGACTAAGAAGGCCAGAGTCCCACTCAACGTCCGGGTAACGCTCCGACAGGTCGAGAAATTCTTCGGTGACGCTGGCCAGACCGCGCAACAGGTATTCGCCGGGAGACTTCGGGTCAGGCCTCGCAACGCCGGCCCGGTCCTTGCAGTCGGCAACCTTCTGCTCCCATGCCGCCAGTTCGGCTGTGTCGAGGTTCAGCTTGGTCGTGTAGCGTTCCACGTTGCCGGCGATGGCCTCAAGTCCGGCGCGCTTCTCGTTGGCTTCCTTGATTTGGCGCTGGCTGGCGTTTGCCGCTCCGAGCGTTTGCAAGGCAACGTCCAGATCTGCGGTGATGCCCTGCAGATGGGCCTTGGCGTTTTCCAGATCGGTCAGCGCGTGTTCATGGCCTTCCGGCAGCGGTGCCGGTTGCCACTTGCCGCCCTTCTCCTTGCCCCAGGTATCGCCACCGGTTGCGGTCTTGTAGCTGGCCTTGGCGTCGCGTGCCTTGCTTGCTGCTTCCTTGCTTGCAGCATCGAATCCGGCGCGCAGGATCGGCAGTATTTGCTCGATCTTGTGGGCGTCGCATCCCTTGTCGAGCAGGCGCTGCTTGACTGCCGGGCCGTCGAGCTTGACGCCCATCAGAGAAAACAAAAATTGGCGCTTTTCGTTTTCAGGAATATTGGCAAATCGTTGAGCATCGAGCACATAAGTTAATGTGGCGTCGGTGCTGTGCTGGCCCTTTCCGCTGGGCAAAACAATGGATGCGGTCCATTCCTGACCTTCGTCGGTACCGAGGACTTCGGCAAAACCAGATTCATTCCCCTCGGTGATCAGCGCGGCATAGTCTTTCTTGAGGTCGACGCGGACGCTTTCTCCGGTCAGGGCCATCCTGACAGCTTCCTGAATTGAACTTTTGCCGGCGTAATTTTTCCCGGCAATGAGCGCCACCGGCTTGGACAGGTGCAACTCGACGGCGCGGGCGCCGAGGAAGTTGCTGGTGGTGATGGTTTGGATTTTCATGATTCCGAAGCCTCCATAGAAAGTTCAAATTCACCGCGCTCCGGCAACCAAGTCGGAAGCCAGCCAAGCGAATCGCGAACCTTCATGATTCCGCCGATCACCTCAACCTCGCCGATCCCGGACAGCAGGAACAGGAGCGGGGAATCTTCATCGCGGGAGAAGAAGCGGATGGCCGGCGCCTTGGTGCCGATCTTGATTTTCAGCACATCGGCGAGGAAGTTCATGTTGACCGCCCCGGTGATTCCTTCGAGGTAGCCAGTGCAACTGATGACGCTCTCGATTCGCGGGAACGTGCCGTCGATCACCGACTTTCCCGGCTGAACAAAAACAGGCTGAACGGCAGCGTCATTCCAGACCGCAGAGCCGTTGTTCATGACATCGAATGTCACCTTGGTGTCTGCGTGCTTGATAGCATCCTTTGAGACGGTGGCAATGATTTCCGTTTCGGCGTATCCGTTCGGGTCACGGATGACTACGAAGCGATGGCCGTCAGTAGCAACAACCATCACCGATCCGTCGTCCAGCGGGCGGATATTCACGCCGCACAGGTAGTAACGAACATCTGATTCCGCGATGAATGGGAAAGCCGCTTTGATAGCGATTGAATTAACGCGGCAAATAAGGCGCTGGGCAATGCTCGAATCGTCAGGGATGACGAGCATGTCCGGTTGCATTGGTGCGTTCATGATTTTTCCTTGATGGGTACTTGATGGGGCGGAATCACCCGCCCCTTGCTGATTACTCGACGGACATCCCGCCACGCTCACGCCGGCCGCGTGCCGGCTGCTCGGTCTGCCCTGCCTCGGACATTTCGCGCTGCTTGATCGCGGCGATTTCCTCGGCCGTAGGTTGGAATCCACCGGTGGATTTGTTCTGCTCGACTTGCTTCAAGGCTTGGTCATCCGGGTCGGTCGCGCTGGTCGGTTTCGTGTCGAGTATTTCGCCGGTTGATTTGTCGACCGTGCCATTGCTTTGGCTGGCGCCGTGCTGCGTCGTCGGTTGATCGTCCATGTCGATCACGACACCGTTTTCGATGGTTGCGCCGCGCCCGCTTTCCGCTGCGTTGCTGATAGCGATGGCGTTCGATACTTCGATTGAGCACGGCATGTACTTCAAGACCTGAAGCAGCGGTACCTTGCGGGCGTACATCTCCCAATCGCGGTAGCTGTAATGCTTGGTGCCGACCTTGTTGTATTTGTCGCGGTGCTTTGTGATTTTGGTGACGCGCCACAGCTCGATGATCGGCATGCTGGCATCCTTGACCCAGCCGATAGCGTAGGCGTGGGTAATGTCGGCCGGGTCGTCGAGATCGGTTTCGTTGTGGATGATCAGGTCACGGCGGGCGCCGTCCAGAAAGGTGTATTCCTGATCCTTGAAGATCACACCGGTGAATACCGTTCCGCGACCGCTGCGCGACACCAAGTCGACCAGCCCCTTCCAACCCGGCACAAAGGTGCAAGTGCGGCCGTAAGGGACCAGAAAGCCGGCGCCATTGATGCCGGGCTCAAGGCCCAGCTGCCCGGCCGTCATGATCGATGCCGCGATGCTCTTCGGTTCGCAGTTTTGAAGCTGCGCCGACGAACTGAAAGCGGTCATGGCGAGTCGTGCCATGCGGTCGGCCGTCAGGTGCTTCGGAAGGGCCAAGGCCATCTGCGGCTTCAGCTTGTCCATAAAGTTGCTGAAGGCAACAATCGGGTTTTTCGGTTCCTGATCCTTGCCGGTAGCGACGGCTTTCAGGGATTGCGTGGTCATGGTTCGTTCTCCTTGGTTATTTGAGATTGAAGGGGCGGTCGCCCGTTGTGGTCTTGGTGTTTTCCTTCTGGATAGCTGCAGCAAGTTCGCCAGCGCAGACCGTCTTGGTTAGGGTCAAAAACGACGCTTGCCAGTCGGTCTTGCTGCCGTCCTTGTTGTTCTTCCATGTGGCCATCGGCTTGCCATCCGGCCCGAGCAGAACCGCGTTTGAGCCCATGAAGGTCTTGATACGGGCGGCCAGTAGTTCGATCTGGCCTTCCTGCGTCTTGGCGCTGGCCTTCATGTCCTTGAGGTGCTGGACCATCTCGACAATCTCTCCGGTAGCGTCGATGGCCGTCCCGCTGTCGCACTTGTAGAGCCACTTGACGTCCTCCGGATCAACCGGAGGCGGCGGCGTCAGCGTCTGGATTCGGTCCCAAAACTCAATCTCACGAACGCGAATGCCGGCGATGGTTTCCTCGTCGCGGTCCATAAAACGAACCATCGGGCGCTCGTCGAAGCCGGTCACCGCAGCAAAGACAGCGCGGCGGCGCGGCTTGATCATCAGACCGTGCATGCCTTGTGCGGCGTAGTAGATCGGGATGTCTTCCGAGTCGTAGTCGCCCCATCCCTTTGCTGCGAAGTGGTTGGCCGTCTTCATTTCGGCGTTCGTTTCCTCGCCGTCAATCAGCAGTTCGGCATCCAGTTCGCAGGCCAGAAATGGAAGGGCCGGGTCGGTGTAGCGCTGGTTGGTGGCCAGAACTTCGACTTCGTGGCCGCGTTCGCGCAGCTCGTCGACCAGCATTTCAAGAACGATCGGCTCCCAGCGGTGGCCACGGTCGAAGATGCGCTGCTTTGCCGGGGTGATTTCCTCGACGAGCGCGCCAATCTTCTTCTGGTAAAGCTGGAATGGTGTCGTCCATGGCGATACGCCGAGCAGCGCGCCAACGTCTGAGCCGCCGATGAATTGGGAGCGGTCGAGGGTGATATGTTCCGGGGCGTTCATGCTGCACCGCCCTGCGCACGCTTGGCGCGACGCTCTTCAAAGCCGATCGCCATGCAGAACATGGAAACCGGGACGTTGCGCTTGGAGGCGTAGACCGTGGCGGCTTTCGGCCCCCAGCGGTTGAAGTTCTTCGCGGCGCGAACTGCGTGGCGGGCTTGGATAGAGGCGCTCATGGTCAGAACCCCTTGAGCAGATAAACGACGACCACGCAGGCGATACAGACCAGCCCGACCTTTGCGTCAATACTTAGGCCGGCATCACCAAATGGGATCGACCCCCAAGGGTCTTCGCGAAGCGCTATTTGTTGCCAGTGGTCCATGATTAATTGACCTCCACGAATTCGCCGTTTTTGTCCAGCGAGTACCAGACGTTCGGCTTGATTCCGTTGTCACCAACCTTGCTGGCGCGGATATGGATAAGGTGGCCTTTGTTGTTTCGGTAGCAGAGAACAATTGCGCTGCCTTCCGGGGCTCGGGCGCGGCTTTCACCGCCAAATGCGGCAGCTACGGCATGAAGAAGTTTGTCTTCAGTGGGGGAGGTGATTTCGCTAGTGGATGACCATCCGTTAGCCAGGCTGGCTGACCTGTCGCCCGTGGCGCTGCTGGCTGACCTGTAGCCCGTGGCGCTGCTGGCTGAACTGTCGCCCGTGGCGCTGCTGGCTGAACTGTCGCCCGTGGCGCTGCTGGCTGACCTGTAGCCCGTGGCGCTGCTGGCTGAACTGTCGCCCGTGGCGCTGCTGGCTGAACTGTAGCCCGTGGCGCTGCTGGCTGAACTGTCGCCCGTGGCGCTGCTGGCTGAACTGTAGCCCGTGGCGCTGCTGGCTGAACTGTAGCCCGTGGCGCTGCTGGCTGAACTG